TTTCCACAAATAATACATCAAGTTGCAAGAGCATACAATCAAGCATTTGTATTGATAGAAGTAAATGATATAGGTGAACAGGTTGCAAACAATTTACAGTTTGATTTAGAGTATGATAATCTAATCATGGCATCTATGAGAGGTCGTGCTGGACAAGTAATGGGTGGTGGTTTTTCAGGAGGTAAAGCACAACTAGGTGTACGAACAACAAAGGCTGTTAAGACAGTAGGTTGTTCTAATCTAAAACAAATAGTAGAGAGTGATAAGATAATCATAGAGGACTTTGATATCATCAACGAGTTATCTACATTTATAGTACATGGTAGTTCCTTTCAAGCAGAAGAAGGTTGTAATGATGACTTGGTAATGTGTTGTGTATTATTTGCGTGGGCAAGTGACCAGACTTATTTTAAAGAACTTACAGATAGTGATATAAGACACCAGATGTATAAAGACCAACAGAATCAAATAGAACAGGATATGGCTCCCTTTGGTTTTATTGTTGATGGTTTAGAAGATGAAAATATAGGACAAGCTGTAGATGAATATGGTACTAGATGGTCACCTATTGTTAGAAAGTATGATACAGACTGGTAATTAAAACGTATCAAACTCAATTAAATCATTATCTAATTTAACCCAACAATTTCTACAAACTATTTTAGAGTTGTTAATAAGTTCTTTTATTTCTACTTGACTTTCTTCGTTTATCCCTACTCTTTTAACCTTTCTTCTTATAGATAAATCGTGAGGATAGAACTTAAGACAGACTGTTTCACTCTCTTTACAGTGAACACAATACTTATCTGCAAGAAAATCATTAAGCCACTTCACTCTTTTACGATAATTGCGTCTTGCAACCTTCTTAATTGTTTCTCTATACTTGATATAGTGTGCGTTTCCCATGATTTTATTTATAAACAACTGGAATATAAAAACTAGTTTGTAAAATTAAAATTTCCTAAATAAAATAAAAACTAACTTCATAGAGGAAAGAGGAGAAAACAATATGTCATTTTTAGTTTCCCCAGGCGTTCATGTCAGAGAGATTGACTTAACGAATGTCGTTCCAACGGTTGCTACTTCTATTGGTGCTATTGCAAGTGCTTTTGAAAAGGGGCCTGTAGGTACTATTGTTAGTATTAGTTCAGAAGAAGAATTAATAAGAACATTTGGTAAACCACAAAACGATAGTAATCAATTTGAAAACTGGTTTGTAGCTGCTAACTTTCTTTCATATACTGACGCACTTCAAGTGGTTAGATGTGAATCTGGTATCACTAATGCAACTGCAAATGGTGCTGGTATATTAATCAAAGATGATGACCACTACGATAACGATTTCGACAATGGTCAAGGTTCTGTTGGAGAGTGGTCTGCAAGAACTGCTGGAACACATGGAAATGCTATCGGTGTTTCAATATGTGCGAGTGCAACTGCATACGAACAAACTGCTGTAACCACAACTTCAGGTTTAGAAGCTGCTGGTCAAACAGTTATATCAGTAACAGATGAATCAGTATTTAATGTAGGAGATATTGTTAACTTCGGTGAAACAGGTAATATCGAATACGAAACAACTTCAATAAGTTCTAGTGATAGCACAATCACAATTAAATTGTTAGATGATGTAAATGGTGGTGGACTACAAAATCAAATATCATCTGGAACAAACATCAGACGAAGATGGAGGTTCTATGATTTATTTGACGGTGCTCCAGGCACTTCCTCTTATGCAACAGAAAGAGGTAGAGGAACTAATGATGAGATGCACATTATAGTTTACGATTACACAGGTTTACAATCTGGGTTTGATGTAGACTCAAATGGTAATAGAACAAATGGTATTTTAGAATCTTATGCAAATCTATCAAAGAACATAAATGCAAAATCACCACAAGGTGATAGCATCTATTATCCTTATGTAATCAGAAAACAATCTTCATTTGTTTATTGGACAGACCATAATACTGCTGGTATTAACTGGGGTGAAGACATTGATGCAACAACAGGTAATATTGTTTTAAACTCAACTGACGGTTCAGCAGATGCTGGTGATAAAATCCAACTTGAAGATGGAACTGGAGATAGTGGTTCAATAGAGATGGAAAGTGGTTCAAGTACTTACTCTGCATTAAACACACCTACTAAATCAGAACTTGATGGTGGAACAGATGACTATGCAGTAACAGCTGGAGAGTTAGACACTGGATATGGTAATTTTGAAGATACAGAATCAGTTGATGTAAATTTAATTTTAGGTGGACGAGGTGGTGGAGCTGGTGATACTGCGTCATCACAAGATACTCATGTAACAATGTTAACAACTTTTGTAGAAAAAAGAAGAGATTGTGTTGCATTTGTTTCACCTTATCGTTCTGCAACAGTTGGTGTATCAGACTCAATTACACAAACAGATAATGTTGTAGAGGCATTTGATTTATGTCCTTCATCATCTTATGTGGTGTTTGACAGTTCATACAAATATCAATACGACAAGTATAATGATGTATTCAGATTTGTACCATCTAATGGAGATGTTGCTGGTCTTTGTGCATTTACAGACCAAGTCGCAGATGCATTTTTCTCACCTGCTGGATTTAACAGAGGTAACTTAAGAAACGCAATTAAGTTATCTTACAATCCAAAAAAATCAGAAAGAGATAGATTGTATCGTGCAAGAATAAATCCAATAACTAACTTTCCTGGCCAAGGTGTTTGTTTATTTGGAGATAAGACTGCACTAAGTAAACCAAGTGCGTTTGACAGAATCAATGTAAGAAGATTATTCTTATTACTTGAAAAAGCAATCGCAACAGCATCTAAATTTCAACTCTTTGAGTTCAATGATGAATTTACAAGAGCACAATTTAGAAACCTAGTAGAACCTTTCTTAAGAGATATACAGGGTAGAAGAGGTATCACAGACTTTAAAGTAAAATGTGATGACTCAAACAACACTGGTGAGGTAATAGATAAAAATCAGTTTATCGCAGATATCTTTATCAAACCTGCTAGGTCAATTAACTTTATTACACTAAACTTCATCGCTACAAGAACAGGTGTCGCATTTAGTGAGGTAGGAGGATAACATGGCAGCCATAGACGATTTTAAAGCAAATTTAATTGGTGGTGGTGCGAGAGCCAATCAGTACAGAGTAACGATTACTCCACCTCCAGGCATTGCAATAGGACTTGATGTGAGAAGAGCATCATTCCTAGTTACTGCATCTATTTTACCAGCATCAACACTTGGTGAAGTTGCAGTACCATTTAGAGGAAGAAACATTTATGTTGCTGGTGATAGACCTGCTCCAGAGCCTTGGTCAACAACATTCTTCAATGATACAGACTTCATGGTAAGAAATGCAATGGAGAGATGGCATAATGGTATTAATAACTTTGCAGACAATACTGGTGTAACAAATGCAGCTGATTTTCAAACAGACTTATTTGTAGAACAGTTAGACAGAGATGATACAATTCTAAAGACTTATATTTTTAGAAATGCATTTCCTACATCTGTTGGACAAATTGACTTGACAAATGAAGAAACAACAACGATTGAAACATTTGAGGTTAGTTGGAGGTATCAACACTTCGAACCTTCTGGTATTTTATAACCTACTAAATAGTAATACAACAGTAGGAGTTTTATAATGGCTGACCTTTTTGGGTTTCGTTTTACACGAATAAAAGATGATAAGAACAAAGAAAAATTCACTCTGCCGTCTGAACAAGACGGCACGATTGATGTCGCTGGTGGAGGTTTCTTTGGACAAATACTTGACACAGATGGTCGAGAACGAACAGAACAAGACCTCATTCGTAGGTATAGAGATATCGCACAACAACCAGAGTGTGATAGTGCAATAGAAGATATAGTAAACGAAGGTGTTATTTCTAATGAGAGAGCACAAGCAGTTTCAGTAGTTCTAGACCAAATCCCTTATCCAAGTAGAATTAAAAAAGCAATTGAAGATGAATTTGATTCTGTTCTTAGATTGTTAGACTTTGATACAAAGGGACATGATATATTTCGTAGATGGTATGTTGATGGAAGAATGTATTATCACAAAGTAATTGATAAGAAAAATCCAAAAAGAGGTATTCAAGAAGTTCGATACATTGACCCACGAAAAATTAAGAAAGTTAGAGAAATTGATAAAGATATTAAAAAAGGTTCAAGTATTGAAACAATTAAAAAAGTAAATGATTATTATATTTACAATGACAAAGGTATGTTTAGTGGTGGATATGGTGCTGGTGCAAACGAAGGATTAAAGATTTCACCAGATAGTATTACCTATTGTCCATCTGGTTTGGTAGACCAAACTAAAGGTAATGTATTATCACACCTACATAAAGCAATCAAACCTGTTAATCAGTTAAGAATGATAGAAGACGCATTAGTTATCTATCGTATCTCCAGAGCTCCAGAAAGAAGAATATTCTACATTGATGTTGGTAACTTACCAAAAATTAAAGCAGAACAATATCTGAAAGATGTTATG